CTAATCTAATTCAGTTAATCGGAATAATTTACCATTCCGGAACAGCATTTCACAGCGATGGTTATTTTCATCAACTAACGTTGCTTCAAATAAACCTTCTTCTGGAACTTGAATATCTTCTGCGAAGTTGTAAGTTTTGTTGTTAAATTCAAATGTCTTTGCCATATTTTCACCTCATTGTAATATTGCGCCGCCAATATCAATATTGTAAGCGTCAATTATCTTCTTTCGTAATTCTCTAAACTCCTTACCATGACCTTTGAAATGGCACTCAACAGTAGCATGTGCTAACTCATGATAGATTGTATTTAATTCGATGTCTTTATCATGATTATCCTTGCTTAGTTCCACCAAGCAGGAATCATCATGATACCAATATGTTATGCCTAGTAACTTTTTACTTCGCCCAATATATTTATGTATTAACAAATTAGGCTTAAAAGAATAACCCAATGCCTCGATATTGGCTATTGCTTTTAAAAATATATCAGCATACGGCATCATGTCATCGTCAAGATATAGTGTACTGATTTTATCACCCCCATTAACTATCATCTAATAGTTGACTGTTGCAAACCGTGCAACTCGGAGATATTTGGATCACCTACCATCTCATAACTTTAACCAATGCGGATGCGCCTTTAAACTCTGAACCTTTAAAGTGTGCTAAACCCTCAAAGCGTTTATCTTCATAACCTACTGTTTCATATACTTCACCATTAGTCATTACAGTTACACCAGCTAATATGCTATGTGGTTTATCTAACTTGATTTTATATACATCGACTTTTTGTTCCTCTGTGTTAGGAACTACCGCCGTTCTATCAGATTTTTCTGTTGCTGCTTTAGGTAAATTAGGGTTGCTATGTGCAATATCCTTTTTCACATTTTCTGCAGCTTGTTCGACTGTAGGTGCTTGTGTATAGTAAGTCGCTACTGGTTGAGTTCTTTCCTTAATGGAAATAACTTGTTGTGCTTCATCTTTGGTAATATGAATTGCATTAGCCAATTTTACAGGATCTTTTATTTGTTCCTGTTTTAATAACACAGGCTTTTCAATCTGATGTGAATTATATATTGATACCCCTACAATAGCTAAAATAATTAAAATTACCCCTATTAGTAATGTTTTATGTCGTTTTAGATAACATAACACCTTGAAAGTCCAAAGGCTCATCATAGACCCCTTTCTTGCATTTCTTGCGAGAACATTTCTAATGCTTGTGCTTTTTCTGCATCGAACCGTTCAACAAGATTTTCACGCAACCAACTAGGATTACCTTCATAGTTCCATGGATGCAACTTTCGCTGTTCATATGCACCATTAATTAAATCCCAGTCAAACTTAATGTCGTTTACATAAGATAAGTTCCAATCAGGCTCCCAACCCGGAACATATTGCATTGCCTCTTTAAAAAGATTAACAACTTCACCGGGACCATATTGAACAGCCGCAGAGAACACAACATCACGCAATGCTCGACTGTGAATATTTACATCAAAGAGTTCATTGGATAATTCCTTACATGCCACATCATAATAAGCATATTTGATGTAGTCATGTTGCATTTCCATGAACCCCTTAGGGTCCACAGTTCCTAGCTCTTGCCATTTGCTAATGAACTCATCGGAGTTAATAGGTCCTGCACTTTGAAGGGCTCTTGCATAGTCCTTGTAAAATCCATCTTCTTGACGCAACCCCCAACCAAGGAACGCATCCACACTTCCGCAATTACTTGCCAATTGATAAGCACCATACGAAATTCCCCCTCGGTCCCCCTCGCCTGTTGATACAATAGCTGGGTCCCCATTGCTTTCATACGCAGCACTTAATTTTCCTAGTTCCATTTGTTTTGCTCCTTCCTATTTGATTCACGTCCTCCTAAATAGCCAACGAGCCCGGAGGAAATACTCATGGCCAATTCGTTATAACCATAAAGGACGGCCATTATATTGACCGCCCCTAGGATGAGGATTGTTAACACCTCACGAATACTAATTTTTTCAATCATTTAATCGCCTCTTTTACAGATTTAATAAATGCTATTAATTGCTGAATTAAACCGATCGCACGTTTGAACCACCTCGATTCTACTAATTCAAGCTCGATCATATTTTCTACACAAGATGCTAACTCAATTACAATGGGAATAAGATACATTCCGGTGCTTAATAACACATCGATGCGACCTAAGAAAATAAATTCTACATCTGGTAATGTAAGTAAGATAAACGACAATACAAATAACCAAGGATATGATTTGACCAGTTTCTTTGTCATATCGGCTCGCAGTTTATTACTGACTAGGAACCTATGTTTCTTTCCATTGATTTCAACATATCCCCATCCACGCCAAAGTATGGCCAATATGGTATTGGCTACTGTACATGGCCTATTTGTTGCAATATTAAAATTGCGCACCTCGACTAAGATGCGCAATATCGTATCAACAAATACCAATATCAAAGTACAAAATATAGCTAATGATATTTGTACAAGTTCATGTTCATTTAATCCCACCATAATAGATGGCGATGGAGCGAAGATTTCAATCATATATTCCCTGTCCTTTCTATAATTAATCGGTTCATGCCATTTCCTAAAGAATCTCTACGACTTATCTGATTATCGATATTGAACGTAATTAAATCATCGTTATTAGAATTTCTATATGTTGTAATTGTGATTTCAATATCCTTAGAGGTTTGCATTGTTAAATCATGATATTTCTTAGATATCCCCTCGGTTAATATACGATATTTCCCTTTTGGTAAATACACATACCATCGATTGAATTTATCTACATTTCTAGATTCCCATTTCCATGTATTGAACCCTATTGGATCATATTGTACATATCCTCTATCTCCATTTGGTTTTAATACATTTAGCGGAGTTGAATTGTCTGATACACGTGCATAATAATCGTGTCCATTAAAATGGACACAGATGTAATTACCACCTGTGTCCTTGGAATTATCTGTTAAGTTATATGATTGTATTTGCCCATTAGGTGTTTTAGTTTTGATAACTGCCATTATTCCACCCACAATTCTGCGCCATTGGCAAATTGGATTCTATTTTGCTGACCTTCGCCATATATTTTTTTCCAACCTTTATTTTGACCATTAGAAAAACCACCATAATATACACCATCATCACCATTATCTGAAATAAATAGTCGTCCACGCCATTTATTTCCATATTGGCTGTATTCAAGTAAAACACCATTTTGTGGTGCTCCATTAGCTTGTAAAACCTGCTTTATAATTAATCGATTGGCATTATCGTCCACCCAATCATCAATTTGTGTTGGATCATTATATGAAATAAACCCTCGTTTAGCAGAAAGCCCACCATTAGAGATAACTTGGTTACCTTGTTTTCCTAGATACGCATTATCAGCATCCTTTTTAGTCATTAAAGTTCCTGTTGAAGATGCATCATCTTCGGTTAACACTTTGAATGTTTTATTTTTGTTAGCGTCATAATAACCTATTGAAGTCCCTAAAAATATAGTTCGGTTATCACTCATACCAAATTCCATGCTATTACCAGTAGACATCTTGACAGCATGATGAGCGCTTCCTTTAGTATCTGTTACTTGAACAGACGTATTATTTGGCATAATAATAGGGCCTTTCATCTTGCCACCACTAAGCCCTAAATAATCAAGATTTTTCAATCGCTGCATATTGATTGAGTTTTCAAAATCGTAATTTGGGTCACCTACATATATATCAACTTGGTGACGTTTGTTAGGCTTTTGAGTAAGCACAGCAAAATAGAACTTGCCATTGTAATACGCAATATCTTCTATTTCAGTTTCACGATTGATTTCAATAATCTGTTTAACCGTCCCAAACGGAGTGCATTCAACTAAGCTCCCTAATGTTGCTGACATGATTGCGCCATTTAACATAAAGGCCCCGTTATTATTCATGTCCGGATAGATATAATCAACTTGGTACGTTTTGAGTTTTTTGAACTCATCATTGTACAGATTAATAGTTCGTACTCTTTGGTTACCTGCGATAGGTACAATGGATACATAAGTCCTTGTAATTGGATCGTAGTCAATGTTAAATACTTTTTCTTGCAATGTAACAGTTTTTTCGATTGCCATAGTATCGGCATTAATAACCGTTATATTATTTCCGTTTTTTAGCCCATTTGCGAGGTAAATCTTATTAGTAAAGCGATTGTACGTCATGGTATTACAATGCCCTAGACGCTCAGAATCCGTGAATTTATAAGTACCTACTTTTTCAAAAGTGTCTGGATTGAGCTCATAAAGAATTTGATTAGTACCCTCACCATTGATACAAGCCAGTACAAATACATTCTTTTTGGAATTGTAAGTAAACCCTTGGCACTGATTTACTTCCGCATCATATGTAATGTTTTTCACGAATGCGATGTTGGATGCGCCTTTTAACATTGGCGTTTCTGTAGGATAATATGGCTTGATATTGGTATATACCCCCATATCCATTACAGAACCTACAGTATTAAAGGTTAAATGCTCAGTTAGTTTGTATTGTCCATTTGGGACTAATAAAATCTTATTGGCCAAATTATCATTAGCACGTTTAAATGCTGCCGTATCATCAGTTACACCATCGCCTACAGCGCCGAAGTCTTTAACCGATACGATACCGTTCAAAGAATTCTTAGATACAAATGTCGCTGCTGCCTCTGTTTTAGTTACAATACCTTTGCCACCAGGCACTGCAATTTCCTCGGCTTTCGATGCTGCTATTTCAGCACGCTTGGCCGCATCTTCTGCTTTCTTAGCATTGCCTACACTAGCAATTTGTTTATTATCAATGTCTGATTTAATCGTGTCTGCTTTAGATACTAAATCATTAATTTGTTTCTTATTCGATTCTGCCTGCGCAGCATATGCTTTCGTATTATCTGCAAGCACTTGGGTTTTCTCAAATGTATCAGCACTTTGGATAAGAGCTGTATTTGCAGTCGCTAATTTATCATCAACTGTTTGAGATAATGCATTAATATTATCATTAATGGCTGTTAGCTTAGTTGCATTGTCTTGTACTTCGCTTGCTTTACTCTCTGCAGTTAATGCAGCTGCAATTGCTTTTTTAGCCGCCTCTACAGAATTATCAACAATATCACGTGCAACTTGATTTGGATCTTCATCAGCACCTACACGAATTTGCAACGTACGATCTAATTGTTCTTTTAATTCTTGTAGAATCAAAATAACCTTATCGCCCATACCTTCAATATGATTGTAGGGCCACTTATTGGCTAATTCTGTAGTTTGTGAAATTGGAGTACGTCTGATTAAAATAACCTTATGAGTTGCCGGCAATGGCTCACCAATACTTGGATATGTTAAGGTTTTATTTTGAGCATCATAAAGAATATTCCCTGTTTGCTCTGTTTGCCGTCCGTCTCCATCAACTAGAATAAGGTTGATGTCTTTAATATTATTAAAGTCATACGGCCAAATAAAGGTCTTATTCTGTCCATCACATTGATATTGAACTATTGGATTGCTGACTTGTGGAATCACAATATCCCGCCTTTCTTTGCATATAAAGAGGACTACCTAAAACTAGGTAGTCCTTACTTTTACTGTTTCTTTTTCTTTTCTTTTTTAGTCTTTAAACGCTTGTCTAACAAAATTGACATGAATACATCTTCAATTTTAGCGTCCGTATCCGTTACACCTACACGTAATAACGTCCAGAAGGCATCGGTTACAGTGTCACTAAAACCAGTTATACGATTGGAAACCTGACTGAGCGAACGGCCTACATCTACAAAGTCCTTATTGTCACTAGAAATGGCTTGTCCTGTATCCCATAATTTTTCAAAGATACTTAATCCCATTACGGTATTACCTTTATTGTATGGACGTTCTCCTAAAATAAATTTCATACCCATAGTGGCTATATCTCTTACTAATGGAATCCCCATAGTTCCTTGTTGTACAAATTCTTCGGCAAAAGACTTGGCGATAGATTCTGGATCATCATCGTCACCATTTGTCATGGCTTTGTAAATTGTCATACCAATTGCCTGTGATATGATCCCCCACCATAACACTCTTGCAAAAGGCATCCAATCCCCTTTATCTTTGCTTATATACCATGATTCAGCGATGATATTATACAAAGTATTAGCATACGAATAAAACGGAACAAATAATTGAACCCATTGATTCCGTGAACGTTGAATGGATGCTGCATCTTTAACATCACCACTTCCGAATATATCTCGTACTGCTCTGTCTCCTGCCTCAATTGCTTGTTGATTAATCCATTCAGTACTTACCCCTTCCTTAGATTGAAGTTCGGCAACCTTTTGATCATACGCAAATTTCCATACTGGTATGGATAATGCGAAGTCTGTTTCTGTGAGCAGTCGGAATCCCATGTTATTAATTTCATCACGGATTTCAGCACCTTTTTCAAACTTGTACCCGCCGATATTCTTATCATTAATGCGGAGCCCCTTTCCTTGGATGGTTAATCCCTTTTTAAGGTCTTTATCTAAAGTTTGAATACGTTCCCTCATGAATATGGATTGTTCCATAACAAAATCACGAGTATTATTGTAGGTTTCTGTACCATGACCATAGAACCCTACTCCTGCATGATTAACAGCACGAATTACATTGCCCGCACCAATACGATATACAGCAACAGGAATGTTTAAGGCATTTTGGATAGCAACTGATGCACGTCCAGCCATAATAGCCATTGTTGCATTATGTTTAAGGAACATTAAAATCTTACCAACATCATCCATCTTAGCCGCTTCATCCTTCCAATTATCACGAACCCAAGTTCGCAAGAATTGATAGGAATTCATTCCGAATTTCTCAACAATATAGTTTTGGAACTCTCTATTGGCTACTAATCTATTTACATCAGTCACAGCTTTACGCATAGTTATATGATTGATTGATTCGGTAATAGTCTTAGGAATAACGTCAAAATCAAGCAATAATGACTTATCTTTAACCACATCCAAACGGCTTTTAGTAGCACTCATGCCAGTTCCTAATATTGCATTACTACTAACCATAGTTTTTGCAATATCTTCGACTTCTTTGTCAGATATACTAGCATTAACTTTCGGATTATAAACAATCGGATAATACTGACCAATGATAGTTCTACCACCAATAGTGAATGTGATGCCTTCTTCCTTTTTCAATGGATTTCCATAAAGTTCCTCTTGAACTTTGCTGCGTTCAGCATAGAAAGAATTGATATGATCCCATGTTCTGATAATGAATTCCCAATCTTTATCAGTAAGGATTTCTTGAAAGGCTTTTTCCATTTCAACTTCAGTTACCTTGGCTGTCTCCATTGCACGTTGTCGGTTGCGTTCTGTACCCCAGTTTAATGCTAATGCAATGACCTGTTCTTTGGTTAGATTCCGTAATTCCCCAACATCATACATATGCTTATTCCGAATGTTGAATAATTCACGTTTACCATATACAGAGGATACATCTTTAGCTAATCGCCGCATGGATACTTCCTTGCGTTCATTAAATGCTTGTGTTGCACGGCTAATCGGATCATAAATGTATTTCACCGCATTAGGCCCTAATCGTCGTAAGAATGTTTCAACCTTGAGCAAAGATAAATTACCTTTATTAATAAGTCCTGCAACGGCTTCCAAACCAGTTTGATTATTTTGTGCATTAAATACATTCCCATTAACTTTGCCAAATGTATCGATTGCTTCCGTTAATATGCCATCTACTGCATCATCAAATGTAATCGATTCACCTTTATCATTAAGGATAGTCGAGCCTTCATAAGCATTGCGGCCATTCTTATACATACCTGTCATTAATTCTTCGAGTGTGTTCAATTGGCTTATTGTAAGATTTTTAAATGACATAGGTGTTTTGCCATAGAACAATTGAACAATCCATGGGTCAAGGAATGTAATGCTTTGGTCACCTAGAATATCCGCATCAGGATCCAATGCATTAATTACCGCATTCATATTAAAGCCGTCTACTGGTTCTAGTCCGTCATACTTGGTAAGTCCCATTTGATACGCCATGTGAGTATAGAAGTATCGCATGTTAGGCTCAATAGCAATCGGATTTTTAGGACGTGTCATTCTGTTGAGATTATCAAGCAGTTTTGTTCGTAACTTCTTAATGCGAAGTGCATTGTCAAACGCAACACGAGCTCGAGCTTGATTTAGAAGTTGTAATTGTTTAGCTTGTAGTGCCTCTTCCAGTTTATTGACTGCCAATGCCCTATCAGCACGCTTACCTTCACGAATGGCTTGGTTTTGATATTTCTTATATTGAATGGCTTGAGATAAGGTCAAATCGCCTAATTCCTGTCTAGCACGGTTCATATAATCACTTATCACACCTACGCCACTATCACGAATAGCACGTACATTATTAATGCGTTCTTGTAATTGTGCCTTTAGCCTTTCAATACGATCTTGTGCAGAATCAAGTTCTTTTGATACAGCGCCTAATTCTTTAGCTACCTTTTTGTTATCATCAACAATTTGTTTTTCGATTGGTTCTAACTCAGATTCAAGCGTTTCTGAATTAGGGTCAAGTCGATTTAACTTATCGAGTAGTTCCCAGTTTTTAGCAAGGTCACGATTGGTTTGTGACTTAATGATTTTAGCTTCCTCTTCAGTCAATTTCATTTGACCGTCTGAAGATAATAACCACTCTTCGGCAATTTCTATGTTAGATTTACCAATATGGTTATCTTCAATGAATGTCTGTTCAGCAGATTCCATAGCTTGATTAACAGCTTCATTAAATGTAAATCCGGTTTGTTCACGTTCAGCAGCTTCTAATTCTTTAAGTGTGCCGTATCGAGTATTAGTTAATGCATCTTTACCAAATGCATTATAGCGTTGATGGTCTTTATAAATTGGGTATGACTCCATTAACCGCTTTTCAATATCGGCTTGAATAGAATCTTTTTCATCGTTCCATTCTTTAATTGGACGACTTTCCAATTCTTTCATATACCGCTTCATTACACGCTCTTTTGCCATTTCCCCGACGTCGGCAATATAGCCTTGAACCTTTGCTTGCTCAGCTTCATCGAGCTGTTTGAATAGCTTGCTAGATTCAAATTGTTCAAGTGCCTGTTCTTTTGTGTAGGCATCTATATCTTCTTGGGTAGCGATCATACGTGCCATAATGTCTTGGATTTCCTTTGGTGGCAATCCGCCTAGTCGTGTCACCGCACGATAGATACGGGTTAACCACTTCGAGAACATTCGGAATACACGTTGCAATCCTTTAGTCGGTGCCTTACCTTCACGTAAATATGCTTCCCATCCACGAGCAAATTTTTCATGTGCTTTTGTATTGTCAGCACCTTTTATATCATCCCATTCAGACCACTCTTTCAACTTGTTCCAATCCGTTACAAGTTGCTCTGGAGCGTTTTCCATTTCAGCTAGGTTCTTAATATCGTCAAAAAATACGTGTCCCATTTCATGTAGGAACGTTGAGCGGTCAGCAGTTTTGAAGATTTGAATAAGGCGGTCAGTAGGACTATTAATTTGCGTCATACCATTAATAGATTGATTGTATTTTTCGATGACTTTGATTGCTTTATCATCGAATACTACATAGCATCGCCCGTCTTGTTCGCCATCGTAGTATATGCCTTTTATACCGATACTATTTAAAAATTCACTAGCCTTTTTAGCATTTTTCACATTATGAAGATTAAAATGTTCATCATTACCAAGTGCATGAGATAAGAATGAATACAGCTGTTTACCATCAATATTTGTTTTCTCTAATGCACCATATACATCAGTCTTAACATTCGAGATAGCTTTTTCTTCACGTTCTCGTTCCAACTGTTTTTCTTTCTCGTATTGTGAATATAGATCATATCTAAACTTTTTATACACAGCTTCCAATAAACCTTCATTACCAGCTATGGTATCAATATTTTCATCTATACCTACTGACTTCAAAAATCTATCAATATTTCTTTTTTGAATTTTATTGATGTCATTTATTGTTTTATTTTTGTTATGTAGTTCAGATATTATGTACCCTACATCCATAAAGTGTGTGTATTTATTTGTCCATTCATCACCAATAATAGACCCTTTGTGATATTTAATTAATAGACTTGTAAAACGTTCCAGTTGTTCTTCTGGCATTTTATGTAATCCGTTTTTCAAGCTATCTCTTACATATCGACTATATCCAGAAATAGGATATTGCTCTGGTAATAACTCTGTTTCATTTGGTATTTCTACTTTAAAAATGGACTTCCATTCTTGTTTAGTAAATTTACTTTCTTTTAATAACTTAATTGCTTCTACAGCTCTTTTGGTTTGTGATATAACAAATTGAGTATTTTTCCCTTTCTTTGAGTCTATAAATTTATGTAAACTTTTAATTGCCTTATCGTTACTCCCTACTTCCGCAATTTCAGTAAGAGCCATAGACAAAGGGTTTTCATCGTTTATAACATTTCCTGTTTTCTCATCATACCATTCTGCATCTTCATTTATTTTATACTTTGTTTTCTCTGTAACAATCTCTATGCTATTTGCACCTAATATATCCCTATAATTTTCTGCTATCTTCTTATCTTTAGCAAAATACAATCCCCAACCATGTGCTTGATTGCCCTCACCAGTACCAATAGCACCTAAATCAAACTCATCAAAATTATGTGGTGAACCATGCCATGCAGCTTGATAGTATTGATAATTATGTTGTTTTCTGAGCTTGTCTAAATCATTTTCGTTTGGTATACTATTGTTAACAATAAACTGTTTAGTAACCGGTTGGGCCATTTGTTGCCTGCTACCCGTTACTAGACGGTTTATTTTTTTTGTATTCGCATATAACAAATTGCCATTTGCGATTTGTTGATTATACCAATTAATATTACGTCTTGGAGTAATGGTTTTAATTTTATTTATATTTGTTCCATTAGCAGTTTTAGTAAATGTAACGACAACTTGGATGTTCTCACCGCTTGCATTTATATTTGGATTACCGTTTTTAGCATACATATCTAATACAAGGATTGCTTCATCAGGAACTGCTTTTTGTGAACGACCATTATAATTCTTAAATACAGCAACTGGATTTGCTATTTTTTTAGGTAATAATTTAATGTCATCAATTGATATTTGATTAGCGTGTTTCCCAGTAATTACTTTATGAATTATGCTCGGATCAATCATGACATCGCCGTCAAATCCTAACATTTGTAATACGAGTGGAGAATCCATTATTTGAACAGTTCGATTAATTTGTTTTCCGCTCAATTGATTCTCAACAACTTGCCCCCAATTCTTTATAGCTGTTTCTATTTTTTGCTGCATTTGTAATGGTTGTGCATACCCATTGTTATATGCGCCCCCGTTCATTTGTACACGAACAGTATTGAAATAATCCATGGCTGTATAGTTACCACGCCCTGCACGTCGCATGATATCAGCCATAATATCAGCATGTTGTGCCATAAGCAATGCATTAGCTTCCGCCGTATCACGTTGTTTACGGTCTACAGTTTCATCACTCATTATGGATTTAAGTGATTGATACACTTCATAACCAGATTTAGATAATTGCATACGTAATGCGATGTCATTATCTGCCAATTCAAATAGCTTATCTCGCATAAATTCTAGCGACTCAATCTGTTTAAGTGTATGTTCCATATCAGCATAATGGGCACCCGCTTGATTAAGTGCTTCTGGATTATCTGCTAATGCACCTTGCGTACGAGCCAAACTAGATTGATACGCCATTCGTCTACGTTCTGCATTAGAACGTGGTGGTTTATTTTCACCTAACCATGTAGGGGTTACACCGCTAGTACGTGCGGTTTCTAAATCTGCATCCATAGCATCAAAATCACTTGTATATTGTTCTCGGTATTGCTCGGTTAATTCCTTGTACACATTGTTAAATGTTTGTTTAATGTGTGTCGGATCCGCAAGAACTATATCAAGCATTTCTTTATCTACACCGGATGTTTCATCAAAGTAGGAACGAATAATATCATTCTTAACACGCTCTGCACGTTTTTCAGTATCATCCTTAACAAGGTCTTTCATAGCATGGACTTCTTCTTTGGCACGTTCAAGTGTTTTCATAGAAAGACCACCACGTGTAAAGTAAGAGGATTCTTCCAACGCTTTAACTGTTTCTTCCGATAAGCCACCGCTTAATTGAGCATAGGACCCGATAGGTATTTCGATTGGAGCATCGGCGGTAATTGCCTTGGATACTTCCTCTTGAGTAGTAAGTCCTGCATCTACCATATTACGGATAGCCGCTTGACCTTCTGCAGTTTCAGCCATTTCATTAACATTTACATATGCAGTAGACACACCTATATTATCGCCCTGAGCTTGTACGATTTTACCGTAGAGTTCAGGGTTTTCTTTTGCCAAATTATTAACTGCAGCATCATTCTTTAAATTCTGCATGATAACATGACCGTTACGGTTTTGTTCTTCCATCACCACCATATGTTGTTCTTCTGGTGATAACTTTTGAAAGTCTTTAAAAGCCTTCATGGTACGAACACCGCTAATGCCACCACCAATTACACCAAAACCAACAACGGCAGGTAGTGCTTGCCACATAGCTTCGCCGGCACCAACAAACATATCACCTACAGAATATGGACCCTCTTGATCATTCGATTTGCGCCATAGGTTATGCTGTAATTTTTCGTTGACGTCTTGTAACCCTTCTTCAAATAACTCTGGAGCGCCCGCCTTAATAGAACTCTTTGCCACCTGTGCAGCAGTAACACCAATACCACGATTGAATGTTTCAGCAGCATTGCTAGTCCCTCTTGAAACTGCATTAGCAAGTGCGGACTTAGGAGCGATTTTAGATGCCGCTTTACCAATAGCACGAGTGGCCACAAATTCAATACCCGCATCAACTGCGGCGAACGACATAGCATACTCTTTTGCTTCTTCATTGGAATATACTCGATTACCATTCACATCTTTCTTGTTGATAAGTTCTAGGTACTTGCTTCCGAATGACATTTGATACATTTGTTCTGCCATACCTACTTGTATGCCAGTCTTCAAACCAACTAATGCACCCGGAATAGCACCCTCACCACCAACTGGCGCAGTAGCAGCAGCACCAGCAGCTGCACCTAATGCCATACCTTCTGCAGCACGATTTGAACCTTTGATAGCATGTACAGCCATCATATACCCTTGCGCTGCAGTTTCTCCAATAACCGCTTCTAAAATACTGTTGCCATCAGACTGTCTATATTTAGATAAATTTTCATCTAACCGATTAATTTCTGCTGTTAATTCAGCAATTTTATTAGGATCATTTTCCTGAGATAATTTATATCCGGCTTGGGCGCGTAAGATTTGGTCATTCATAGACCAAACATTCTGTTGCACCGCATCAAATACGCCGTGAGTATTATTAATGGATTCAAGATTACGTAATGCAGTAATTGCTTCAGCAGAACTTTTATAATTTATGGTATTAAGTTCCGGATACATATTACGGATCTCTTGAATTGTTTTTCCTCTATCCATTTGTGCAGCGGCCAATTCAGCACGTCTGATACCTTCTTGGCCACTTGCCATAATTAAATCCGGATTTATACCTAACTTTTCACCACTATCAATAGCGGACCGGCTCCAATCTTCTTTATTCCATAGATAGATTTGTTCGGCACGATGCATGGCCGGTTGTAATATTTCGCTAGCTTTATTTACAAAGTTTTCACTTTGCTCAGGCGTTACGTCTGTTTGTGCCAATGCATTTAAGCTATTAGTATCTACTGTAGCTTGTGACGGATCCTTATGTAACCAATTATTAAATCCACTGGCGGCATTACTTATGGCTTTACCATACGAATTGTCCGTGGTTTCTTGTTGCACAGCACCTTCAAATGGCGTATGTGCATTAGATTGAATGCCAAAAGTACCATTTGTCGCTTGTTCGGGTGTGATTTTATAGTTACCCATTATTGACCTAACCTTTCTGCCAATTCTTCCGGTGTAATTGTATGTGTATCTCCGCTACTATCTTTATAAACATAATAAGGTTGACCGTCATCGCCTGTAGTGTTATATAACCCATACATACCGTTAGCAGCCAATTGAGCATTTGTATATTTAACGGCAGAACCTTTACCGCCAAAGAAATTTGCCATTTTCCCTGCACCCCAGAACTCACCTGTTTTAGTGGATGCAATTGCCTGTTGTGCTACTTCCTCAGCACCCCATTGTGCCATTTGAGCCGGTGACGGATCATACCCATTCTTTTCTCTGAACTCTTGAACCTTTGGATATACAGCAGCAGATACGCCTTGCCATTCAACACCATCAATCTTCCTACCGGCTAGGCTTTCTATGCTACTTTTCATGCCTTTCATATTAGGAGAGTATTTGCCGGTACCATTAGCGTACTCATCAAATTCCTTATTAATTTGCGATAATTGTTGAGGATTAAAATATACGCCCATTTGCCCGATAAAATCATTTAGGTCATCAATGCTTTTAAATTGACCGTTAGCAATAGCTGTTTTCACGCCCAGTACATTTACCTCTTTAGCCTGTGATGCTTTTGCTGCCGCTTTATTAACTGCTATTTGCGCTTGATTCAATTGACCTTGCATAGCTCTTGCATATTCAGGATGAGTAGCAGCATAATCTTGTCGAATCTTTAACGCCGTTATATCGGTTCCGCCGTTTTTAGCATCAGCAGCAACCATTTGTTCTACCTCGGCTTTTTGGTTTTCCAAGGCCACAGCACGGCTATGTGCAATTTGTTGGAGTTGCGTAGCAACATTACGTTGAATCATTTCTTTACGCTGTTGAGCCTGTGCGGGAGTTTCCGCTTGGGCCTGCCCATTAAATAGACGTGATTTAACTTCTTGTATATATTGGCGAACACTAGGCTCATCACCATTTCCTTGTGGTGCATCCCATGAATAATGATTACCATCACTATCGATGGCATCCGGTGCGCCATCTTTCCAACGTTGCCCGTTCACAGGTCCCGCATACCATGCAGCAAAGGCCCCTTCAACACCATATTTTTGTGCATACTCACCTAATTTGAATGCGGCAACTTTCTTTTGTGCTTCCGGGTCAGACATATCAGCACCCGGTATGCCTGCTTGTTCGCTCCATTCAGGCCAATTACTTGGTAAAATTTGGAATAAACCATAAGCACCTGTCCGACCATTAACAGCGCTAGCATCACCGCCGCTTTCCTGTCCCATTACAGCCGCTTTTAAATTTTCGACAGTCGCCTCACCAGTACTGCCCGCAACTTTACCAAATCCACTTTCGAACAATTTATTGGTAACTTTATTCAAAAGATCTGGATCATACGGGTCAAATTCACCAATGACATCACGAATCGTCTTTTCATTGCCGGTTGCCAATACCATACTTGCTTTTCGTACTTTTTGCCGATATCCCATGATTTCCTTTTCGTCAATCAATCCGGATTCGGCGACGGCGTTAATCATCTTATTTGCACCGTCTAAATCATCATCAGAGATTTTCTTTTCAATCATGGTAACTGCAGTATCTTGCTGCGCCTTTTTAACTTGAAGATTAATCGTATTATCGTCATATCCAAGATTAGCAAGTTGAGCATGAACGCTACCGCTTATTTGTTGCATAGTTTGTCCAAATGAATCAGGATTGCTGTTTACAACGCCGTTATTAGCGATGTTTTGAATGCTCATATTCAACGCCTTCATGGCACTATCCTCATATTGGCCACGAACATATCGATTAATTGTATTAATTGTATTTATTCTGTCGTTATCAACAATTTTGTTAAATGCATTAATCGAATCTGTCATCTTAAAATGATATTTTCCAAGAATTCCATTTCGTTTAACAGATTCAATCTCGCTGTAATCAGTAGGAATATTTAATGCATTTTCTCCTTTACGGTTCATAAGACCATTGTCAGGGTCATACATAGCTTGATTCATGGCTTCTGTATATTCATTAGCTGCATTCACTACGTCTACCAATTCTTTTTGCTTTTGGATTTGTAGCATAGTTGAGCCTAAATCGCCAATCGCTTTACCAAGGCTTGATAATCCTTGCTGATTACCACCATATGCCATTTCATTTCCGGTAGCTTGTGTACCGCCTTGAATCGTATTCAGTTTTTGCGTCGGATCATAACTAGCAAATTTCATATCCTACCTCATTTTGTAATCACGCTTAACTGTTACTACAGGTCCCTTATCTGTATAACCAGTAGGGTCACCGCTATACGTAGTCTTCATTTTAGGCTTAGCATATTGTTGTTTAAGCCCATACATAGATGATGCGGCACCAAGAATACTACCTACCATTGCCAAATTGCCTTGACGTCGTGCATTTTTAGCGGAAGCACGTGCGGCGTTAGCCTCATTCTGATAGTTCATACCATTCAGATATTCGTTGTAAATAGCATTATTCTTGTTTTGCTCCCAGTTATACACATCTTTGTTGTATTCATCATAACTACTAGCCATTAACTGTAATGGGGAGCCGGCCATTTGCAATCCACCTGCACCTGCTTCAGCGGCATTCGTTCCAGCTACAAGGCGCATACGATTATCCATTTTGTCACGCTCTTGTAATTGTTGCATGGCAATTTGCTCTTGCTTGCGATCAGATATACGCTTATTAGCTTCTGCCGCTTGCGCCTGTGCGTTATACATAGCAACTTGCGCTTTTGTTTGTTGGTTCTGAGCAATCAATCCGACGCCAGTACTAACTGCGGTTAAGATTGCCGCTGCGGGTAAGCACATATGAAGTCCTCCTTCTTGAGAGTAAATAATTCTAAATCACCAACCTTTACAGTTGGATGGATAATGGCCCCAATCGATTCGAGCCATCGTTTTGTTTTAATGTTTGTTGTGTGAACGTAATTGAATAGCCATTCACGAGTTTCTAACCATTCAGCGATGACTTGATTGCTCAACTTGATGAAACGCATCTGCCACCGCATATCGTTTTCTAATACTTTGTTACCAAGAAAATAAATTCCATACATTCCGTTAACTGGTTCTTTTGCAATTCCATACACACAAATAGCCACATCGTCTTCTACAACGACATGGCTATCATAATCAGATTTGCATATTTCGGAACAGAAATCTTTAAAAGGATACAAACGATTCACCTCTTGGACTTCTATGGCGTCTATCGCCCTTAGGTTGACTTCTAGGTCATGAATTAATTTATCTCTCCGTGTAGGCTCAATTTCATCAATTTTATAGTCCCGGAACATCCTTTAATCCTCCCCCAATTTCAACTATGCGAGTTATCGATAATAAATTAAATGGGAATGGATCACTATGCTGAATGCATATCGATGTATCAGTTGAATAATTTGTTCCCATTTTAGGTAGAATTACAGGTTTATCACCTGTGAATAATTCATTCGGTGGTAATGTAACATCATCCATACGGTCAAATGTGCGGCCAACTTTACCGCCAAAGGATTTATAAACTCGCAATACCACTCTTGTTATGGTAGCTACACGCCCTTGCAATGTGCCATCTTGCATTTGCATTTCTACCGATGGAACACGAATTTTAGAAGTAAACGGTAATCCGATTTTGATATTGCTACCACTAACGTTTAATTGTAATAATCCATCATCTGGCACAACCACATCCGGTTGTTGTTTACCATCAATTACAACTTGCACAGATTGACCACTCAAATGAGGAATGTTAATACTATCAATTGCATTACTCGACTTAAATTCGACATAGCAATCAAGGAATACATTCACATCATCAGAATATAGCGGCACCATACGCTCGATACACTTCACCTTCTTGCCTTGTAATGTGCGCTCAACAAGTGTGTACAAACTATCCTGTTCGCCCTCAGACACGGATTCACAGTACAGATATTTACCATTGGTTACGAAATGTGACCAACCATATACCTTTTGCTCTGGTATATAGGTTAAACAGTTAATCTCCCCATCATTTCTGATGTAATAAATAATACTGTCCGGGTCCTGCGCATACGCACTAGTTATAGTCAAATACCCTCTAACACGTGTCTTAACAAATAACGTGAGGTCTTGCCCTGTATAGTTATCAGACTCGTAACTATAACCCATATCACGAACAGTGCCGCCACGTTCTTGAACAAACACACAACGGTTACCTATGAACTGTGGTTCACATGATAAGGCTCCTCGTTGCGTCTGTGTTTTTAAATTACAGTTGGTAGGAGTAATCGTTTTATCGCCGCTAACAATCCATTCATTACCGCTTGTAAGAATGATTAGATCGTTCGCAGGTACAAGATGTCGAATCTCGTACATTTTGCGATTAATCACAGGTAAGGTAATCGAGCTATCGTCTGTAATAGTACCTTCTACCTTTTCAACGCCAAAATTTGGATAGTCGCCAGTCCGGCTCATCCAAATATAATTGGGGTTCTTATTGGTAGCGGCCACTACAAAGCGGTCTTGATAAAAGGTACACAACTTAGGATAACCATTGCTCCGGCCCCAACTCCCCATCTTCCATTTAGAAGTGGCTTCGTTTTCAACGATACCATTCAAGATATTAATCTTCATGGTCTTAGCATCTACAAATTCTTTAAACTCGATAATACCCCATGTGGTATATGGCAATATAGATAAATCAACATTACATTCACCGCTTTTAATATCTGATTGAATACGTAGCTTTGCATTTGGTTCAATCTTTCCGGCATCGGTTACGTTGTAATCATTATTAGAGGAGTATGTACAGTAGTCTTTCCAAGTCGTCCCATTATTTGTGGTAATTTGTAGTTTTACAGTACCAGTCCATGTCCCATGCGTTGTAAATTTCCAAGCTAGGTCTTGGTCTGTGGAGTAGGATTCTACATTGTAATTAATGTTGTTGTACTCATTCCATTTATTAAAGCCGCCCATAAATGAACGTTTTTCTTTCTTTTCAACTACTGTCCCAGTATTTTTAGTGTGAACGGCCGCAACAAAATAGCCTAGTTGCATGACCATTCCCACCATATCAGCATTGAATAGATCTTTACTTGAACGTATCGTATCACCCGTTACTGTTACGGTAGAGTTAACGTCTGTATTGATTGTGTCATACGGTTGTTCAGTTAACTTGTAGGCTTCAAGTCGCCAATCCGTATCACTATACCGAGATAGTGTCTGTATCGGATATTTCCCACTACAGATGAACATAACGTCACCAGATTGACTACAGTTCAAATCAAACAATATATCGCTAGTAAAAGGAGTTGTAACTTCAATGCCAGTATAAACACCATAATTCCACACACGAATATATTTGTCGCCAAACTCGAGCATGAAGGAATTATTAGTATTTGTAGTAAATTCAAATAATCGTGTTGGCTTGTCACTATATTTAACTTGCCCTACATATTGGCTGCCTTGACGTTTGGCAACGGCTCCATATGGACGAATAACTACATTCTCCGCCTCTAATAAAGCACTTTTATATTGCTCTAAATCAAAGCGGCTCGATACATCCGGTGATACTTCACCAGTTGTAAATGCCAATTGCGAAATATAAATAGGATTACCCATTACCAATCCCTCGCTTTCACATAGCTAGATATGTAAACTGTATCTTGCTTGCGTTCCTTGGCGTTCATGCCTTTTGCCTCTTGAACGGCAGCTTGATACAACTTGTACGCTTGGTCAAACAATCCTCTATCGCCAGTTAATGGCATGGCTAGTGCGCTAGCCAATTTGCACTGCAACATATATAAGGATATCGAATCCCAAATATCCAAATCTGTTACATCATATATATAATCAATGAATGCTAGTGGCACATCACTCACTATGCATTTTTTGTTATTTCCAATATTAAATATGTTGTATTCCGGTTGCGATTCCGCATGAAAGCGATCGCCTTGTGGAATAACTCCTAATATCCGAATGCATTGTTCCGGATACGCATATACATAATTCCACCCATTAATTTTATGGGCGGACAATACCAATCTTTCATTTTTACGAGCAAAATTCCATTCGAATTGCCGTAACACCAACTGTCTAGTTGGGTCATATTGCATACGACATTGGCGGCCTTGCTCTGTTTCTTCTTCAAGCGAATAAAGTAGTCCTGCATTAATTAATGCGAGTGCTTGATTACAAATGTCCGTAGGTGTCATAGTTCCCCCTATATGGTAATAGAGGGATGCATAAGCACCCCTCATATTGTCCCTTATTCTTCCGTAGTATCGGTTTTCTTTTTGCTTGTTTTCTTAGGCTTTTCGTCCCCAGTGTTTTCATCTGGTGGATTTTCATTGCCAGTGTTTTCATCTGGTGGATTTTTGTCACCCGGCTCTGTTTCAGTACCTTTAGGCTTTACTTCACCTACAAATTCAAAACAATCTTTTCCGAAATCATTAATTACATCTTCCGGAATATCAATTGTTTCACCTTTATCAACAAGGCCGTGCATCGTTAAATACATTTTTTGTTTAGTTGTTACTAACATAATTACACCACCTTATCGAGCAATATTCGTATCAAATGTGAGGAATGCGGTAATTGTACCTGCAGTCATATTATTAGCATTGATTCGAATAAACTTTTTCGCACCAGCCGGAATACGCATTACACGTTCTTCGCCTGCTTTAGCATTAGCAGGAAGCGTAACGCCGGTCAACAATTTAGCATCAGCCATATTTTCCTTATCGGAAGTATAGACATTGAATAAACCTGTACCGGTTACATCTGCATCAATACGAATGACAAGCCAAGGAGCGACAACAGCGTCGCCCCCTTCACCATTCATTACTACTTCAGAGTTTGTGTTAGCTGTAATAGCCTTCTTCCAGAAAAATACATTTTCTTTATCGATCATCATAACTTGGTTACCCCCTATTATTTAACTTGTTGTTCACCAATAATTAATGCATCAGTACGACGTACTGGAACGTCATTGAAATCAACAACGATTTTTCCCGGTTCTTTACCTGCTGCAGTTTGATATTGATGACCTTTGTTAAGTTGTTTACGTAAGAAACCACGAACAGTCTTGTTCATATACCAAACTGGACGACCCATACCAAGGTTAGGAATTTTTTCTTCTGCATCAATCATCAAGTCGATAAGGTCAGCGCCTGCAGATGCATCTTTTGTAAGTTTAGATACATCAATGTTCGCAATACGAACAGCATAACGCCAGTCACGGACTGTTAAACCCAAATCCCAAGAATAATGAGTTTGATATGCTTTATATTTCTTCCCTTCACCATCAAGTGCATCAACTACACCATCTGGGTCAATACTAAAGCCAGCTTTACCACCTTTAGGATAGAATCCATACATAGTATTAGGACCCCATACGCAAAGCCAAATAGATGTTAACTGATTACCGGTACCACCTGCATCAATAAGGTTTTCTGCAGAACGAGCAGTTTTATCATTGTATCTTGGAGATAAGCCGATAAACTTTTCAGGCTCAGCTTTAGAACCATAGAATAAAGTAGATGCCATTTCTTGGTTCATAGATTCCAAGAATGCACGATCTTCTTGTAAACGGAATTCAGCAGCATTGTTAGAAATATCTACCAATTTACGGTCAACAACTGCATATGCTTCAAGCATACCGCAGGCGTCTGTAATTTGTGCTGTTTTGGATTTATCTTGATTTACCCCGCTATTAAATAAACGCCAAGTTGCCTTTGGTAAACCAGTACGAATAGTAGTCATATTACCAGTTTGAAGATTACCTTCAAGCATTGTCATATCCGTTAAAATTTCATTGGTTTGGTTCATCATTTCAACAATTTTATCAAGATGACCATCACCTTTTACACGTTGTGCTACATCGAGCAAAGTAGGGTTTAATGTTCCAATTGCCATTTAATTTCTCCTTATTTCTTCATGTCACTATAAATAGATTCAGCCAATTGTTGTTCAGTTGTAATTTCATGGCTGCCTTTAGAATTGCCCACCCCCGGGTCTTCCTGAACCATTTCACCAACAGCAGCAAATACCTTAATCATGTTGATGTCGTTATCAATGCGACTATCAACCAACAATTGACGTAATTCCGGCACTGCTTTAGTTAGTGCTTCGATGCCTTTACCTGCGAGGGCTACAGTTTCATCGAATTTGCCGCCCAATTCCTTTTTGGCGTTTTCATAATCCGCTTGGTGTTTTTCAACAAGCGCTTGTTCTTGCTGTTCTTGATAAGCAGTCAAGATATTCTGTGCGTACTGACTGCCAAACTTGGCTAGTTCAACCGCTTGTTCCTGTGTAGCACCAACTTGGTTAAGCAATTTACTAAAGTCTGCGGATACAGTTTCATCAAGCTCAGTACCTTCAGGAAATACATCCTTAAAGTCATAAACTGTTGGTTCAGTAGGTGGTGTATTATCACCGCCTAGTACAGATGGATTGCTACCTTCACCATTTGGATTAGCAGGTGGTTCAGTAGGTGGCGTAGGATTGTTTAGGTCCGGATTCGTGCCCGGTTCATTGCCAGTCATGTTATTGTTAGCATCCATATTGTCATCAGCCATTTTGTTTCTCCTTATCGACTAAACTATTAAAATATTCTTGTTGCCCGATATATTCGAGCTGTGCTTGGTGGTACTGTTTAACGCCATCGACGCCTAATTTGTTTAGGTCCCCATGGAATAACAGCCCCACCTTGCGCTTGCCTTCGTTAAAATATGTTTCACTGTTGCCAGTGAAAGATTGCTTTAATATGCCTGAGCGATCCATTAACCGACAAAAAAACCACCTACCTAGCTCTGTGCTAAGTACGTGGTTAAGAGCCTGCATATCTCGCTCTTGCATATAATCTTTAATTGTTTTCATCTAAACACCGTCCATTCCTAGCCAACTCTGTAATGCAGGGTTGCCATCATTGGCGGCGTCTGTTGCTTGCTTAGCTGCTTGCGCCATTCCCGGTGCCAATTGAGCTGCTTGCATAAGTTGTTGTTGCTGTTCCTGTTCAGCTTGTGCCTGTGCCTGTTGTGCTAAGATTTCTTGATACTCATCATCGGAGCGAATAATCTTAGCCGGTACACCGAGATTTACACCGTATGTATTGGCCGCTTCCTCAAAGTTGAACTTGTTGACGATATTAGGATTAGCTTGTGCCAAACTCATGATGAACGCAAAATACTGTTCGATGTTCACCAAAGAACTCATCTTTTGCGCTTGGGCTAACGGCGAAATATATTCAATCTTAACCTCTTGACCGTTTAACTGGTCTAAGAGTTCTTCATCCTCAACAGGTGGAAATACACCGGCACGATCTAGTACCGCATACACACGTTCAATGATTGGGTTCAAGAATTCAGATAACAACCGTTCAACCACAGGGCCTAATTGTTGCAGTTTCTCTTGGGTCCTCTCCATTACCTCCCGAGCCGTCATTTGACCTTTATCAATTTGGTCTAGCATCAAGAATAAATCAGCACTATAGGCTCTCTTGATTGAATCCTCTGTAACTGCAATCTTGTTTTGAATGTCTTGTAAATTGGACTGAACTGTAAACATCGGTTCAACCTTATGTTGACCCTCAATTTCTGTGATGCCACCGGGATACAAGTTAACCGTACTGATAACATCAGATGGTGCTTGCATAGGAGGCTTAACACCTAACTCAACGGCGGTCAGATAGTCAAATTCTAACTTCTGCAGCATTTGTGAATCTGGTTGTGCGAACCATGCGGCACCTTTACCATAACCATTCAAATCCATCGACGTATGCCGAGCGATTGGAATTGGCCATTCCTCAAAACCGCCATGATATAACACTTCATCACTATTGCTGCCTTCAACCCAATAAATGGACGAGTATGGCATATTGCGACGTCCTAACTTATCCTTACGGTCTTTGTTAGGCTCAACCAACCAATTTACTGTGAATGAATTTTGTAAGCTGTTGCCGTTGTCGTAAATATTTTTGATATTATCCGGACAATTCTCATATCCAAATTGCTCAACAATCTGATCAACTGTCATTTTGTATTTACGGCCAAAAATATTTACAATTTCCTTGCTGTTAGTACTAATAGCATAGGTGCCTATCGGGTACGATGTGAAACGAACACCAGATTCACTATCAGCGAATATTCCCATAGGCGCTTGCCCCATGGTTAATTCCATATAAACTTGATGAACTACGCTGTAGAAATTGGATTTAGCGAGGACCGCATACAAGATTTCCTCTCGTTCATCCAATAATTCCGCAACTTGGCTATTCGCCGCTACGTCGATATTCTCCATGGTTAGCTTAAACCACTTACGGCTCGGAGGCGTTAAGCCGCTCATAACACCACTGGCGAATATTTGGCAACTTTCCCAAGCTACAGGATTTAGAATTTTACCATTGTAAGGTTCTGATTGGTCGTCTTCACCATCAAATTGACCAATAAACGGCAACTGATAGTCACGCAACTGCTTCCACTTATTAATGTATCGTTGCTGCGCATTAAATAGTTGAGAGAATTTCTTTCTCAACTTCGTATAATCACGCTTAACAGGCTTTACACCTTCCGTAGGTTGTCTAGCTAGTAAAGATTCCATTTCCGCCATACTATCCTCCTAAAATTGATTTCTGACCGCTCGCAGTCGGACCTAAGATAGTAGATTCAAAGCCACGTTTGAATTTGCGTTTAGTTTCTGCTATTTCCTCACCAGTCTGATTACTCATATTCGTTTGAACGGTTGGAGCTGGAGCAGGTGGTGTATAGTTAGCAGATGCACTTTTCATACACATCTCAATCCCTCACTTTCTAAATTAAAAAGGATTGTAACTCGTATTAGCTACAATCCTGTTGCCTGTTTCGCTTTTTTTAACGACGCGCGCCGCAAACGTCAAGGCGAGGGCGTCCCCTTTATTTGGAGATGGTAACCCTCGATCTTTCATATCTTTTTTACTTTCGAGCTGAATATGACCATTCTTATCAATGATCGATTCCGGCCCCACAATGTCATCGTAGAGTGCTTGGTCATTCGGTGGAATCGAACCACCTTCACGGAGCCATTCTTTCATCTGCCCCCACATGTATGCCCTCATATTAAGATATACAGGGTCATTACTCTTACCGCCAAACTCAATTAACCGCCATTTCCGGCCTAATTGCTTGCCAATGGAATATATCCCTGTGCCGTATCCCATATCGATGAATACGGCATCCGCTTTGTATTCGTCCTCGAACTGAGCAATAAGTTGAGCCATGCGCCAGTCATCATCATTCTTAGGAATCGACGCTAGCGACTTCATATAATATCCTTGCCGCATCACTATTTCTAAAGAGTCTGAACCGGTCCACGCAGGATCCACACCAATGATTACAGGCAAGTGGTCAAATGCTCCCGGCTTATAAGATTGCTTTTGTGCCTTATCCGCAATTTCAGTAGAGATAAACTGCAAATCTGATGCGGAAGGAAACACACCACGAACACGAACTTTAAAGAAGTCAGAATCCTCACCGTAAGCCTCTAACCATTCTTCTATCTTAGCTTTATTAGAAATCTTAACGGTACGACTATCAATCTGATATGTATTCCAGAACTTCCTATACTTCCGAAAACATTCACGGAACCGCCCACTATTACGAGTAGGGTTTCCAAATGCACACCAAATAATTTCAGTGTTAGCATCTGTAAGAGCCCCTTCAGTTACTTCCCAAATGACATCATCAATCGCCGATGCTTCATCAAATAGAACCAATATCCGATTACCTTGGTTATGTAGACCTGCGAATGATTCAGGGGAGTTTTTACTCCAAGGGATGGCATCAATGCGCCATGTCTTTTCATAGTCTTTATCACTACAAAAAATTGCTGTGGCTGTATACGTAAACAACTCTTTAGCAATGAACATATTGTGCCATTTGCTAAGTTCTGGCCATGTTTTTGTTCGGAGCTGACCTTCTGTATTAGCAGTAACTACGCCACGAGTATTTTCATGAGTAGATATAGCAAAATGAATAAGCCATGATATCAGTGCAGATTTACCGATACCATGGCCAGATGCTACCGCCTCTTGAATAGCGGTTTGTAATGACTTACCTTTCTTTAATTGTTCGCCGATGTCTTTTAAGATTTGTATTTGCCATTCATCGGGCCCTTCCATATTCTCTAATGGAGTTCCCGGTTCTCCCCAAGGGTAGGCAAAGTATACAAATGCTAACGGATCATGTGTAAGAGCGCCTAATGCCTCAATTAACTCATCATGTTTTTCCATTAGCTCTCTCCCGTGCAGCTTTCAATTTATCCATAGCAGATACTGTAAGCTCACCTTTGACATCGATGTTCTTCGTGTCCCTCCATTTTTCAGGATTGCGGTTCTTTAGCCAGAATATTTGAGCTGTAACGTCTGGAGGCTGTTGTTTCTTTACAACTTTAACGAGCTTTCCATTCTCGTATGTTTTCTCCTCATATTCATAACCCATAGCACGTTTATGCAATGCATTTTCGACTTCAAGGTCAATAACTTCCTTCCCTCTTTTAAGGGACTGTAAAAAAGGTAAGGAATCCTTTTTCCAGTTATACAAGGTTTTAACCGAAATTCCTATATTTTTTGCTATCTGCTCATCAGTAAGGCCATCACGAGCCCAACCTTCTGCACGCAATAAATTATCTGGGTCAGTTAGCCAGTTCTTTTTATTTACTCGCAATGGATCATCACCTCACTTTAATGTATTACCGCCCTTGCGAATCATCTTCCCATTTTTTCTTACACATAATCCGCATGAATTTTTACTAGCACTTGAATGCGTAATATAGGATTGACATAGGCCATCATAAAATATTTCATTGGCCGTGCATATTCCATTTTTATTATTCAAGCATTTGTGCTTGATGCAGTGTATTTGTGTCATAATTATTTTTGGTAGCAAAAAAGGCACATCAATTATGATGCGCCTTTTTGCGTTTGGTACTCTAAATGCTTAGGAAATGAACTCATGTTCTTCCACATACAATATATCATAGATATAGGGGGCTTAAAAGGTCGGAATTAGCCGATTTAAGCCGATTTAAGGCGGAGTTTATAACCTAATTCAAGAAGAGCCAACTTCTTATATTCTTTTCCCTGCGATTCACCATATCCCACAAATGCGTAAGCCTCTTTAGCCGACATACCATTAATATATTGTTGCATGAGAATAATGGATCCAAATGTATTCGATAACGAATCTATCATATGACAAGCATCATCACGTTTGGTAAGTAGTTCATGAATCTGGCGTTTGTACCTCATTTCCATCTCAAGTAGCCTGTTAATATCATCTTCAATACCTGAAGGTTCGCCGCCGTCTACTCGTTCTTTTCCATAATTAACAGCACGTAATGACGTGATATCGTTTTTAATGCGTTGGATATTACGCTTTAACGACTTAATCCGTAATGCTGCTTTGCTTGCCTCATGCAGGTACTTATATGCCAGCTCACGATATTCCTTTTTGCTAAGTTCTACCATAGGACCACCACACAAACAATATTTAATACAAACAGAATACTACATATCACCATATCCCGTATTTGAGATCTAACAATTTTCTGTAGTTGCATTCTATATGCATCAGAAACCATAAAACGCTTTAATGCAGCATCTTCACGATAAGAGTAATAGGACATTTTAAAAATAACCACAAGGTAAATCGCCAGTAGAATGTTTATAATAACCATTTCATTCATCGGTATCACCTGCTAGTTTTGCATATTTCCAAATACACGTGTCATCGGCACTATCAACGCTCCATGATGTGCATCCACACAACCAAGTTTTCACAACTCCATTTGTATATCGTGCAAAATATCTTGGTTTCCAAGCCACCTTATCTTGGCTAACTAATACAGGTGTATCAACTGGTACTTCCGACCAATCAATAAAACCTAATTCTCTTGCAATATTTAAAACCTTGTTTCCCTTCATTTTAGGAAATATACTTTTTAAACAATTAGCATATTCAAATTTATTACAACTGTAAATATTTATATAACCTGATTCCATATCCACCATAGGCATTCCATTGGTTAAATATAACTCTCCATTATACCGACATGCACAATATCTCCACCCATCATCATATAGTTTTTGCAATAGCCATTTCTTTCCCTGTTCATCACTAATCATAATTTTCTACCTCTCTATAAGTCGTTTCGAATTCATTTACCTCATGAACTTTAATTTTACCTTTATGATCTTTAACAATATAATTACCTTTAAAACATTCGATTCTTCCATCATCTGTTGTGATTTCTAATGATGCGTTTTCATACCAATCAATACCAATTACATCACCAACAAAATCGACTATTTCCATAACGTTAGTGCCGTTATATTGCACAGCTTGAATTTCATTAACCCTTTTCTCATATCGTCTAAACATTTTCTATCCACTCACCTCTTATGATAGGGCGGATATTTCACCGCCCATATCCTCTACACAATTAACCAATACAATATAAAAGCTATATTAAAAACCACAAATACTATTAATGCGATTAAATAAATTAATGCTCCTATATGTGCTGAAGCATGTATTTTTTGTTTTCTTTTATGTTCACGTCCCAATTCCAATAACTCCTCAATAGAGATATTGCACGTACGCTTTTCTTTTGGGGTATACATTGTTTGCTAAACACCACCTATTTATTAAAGAATGGCAAAAACATCATAATTGTTATGCAAATCAACAATACAAAGCTCCACGCTAACAGTCCAACTATTACAGTTTCAAATATTTTATCTTTCATTTTTTGTTACCGCTAAAATAAGCTTTTTTTAATTCGCTTTCACCTCTAATGCATACATTTTTAGTTTTGTAATACACATCAACATATGTTTCATTACGATCACCATTGTGTGTTACTTCGATAAATTCTTCGATAGTCCGACCACTAATAATGGCCTTCCAATTCTGCAAGGTTTTACAAAACCAAACAATAAACATATCTTCTGAATTAATAGTTTGATAACCTAAGTTTTCAATTAATACTTTACGAGCTGCTTCAATTGCTTTTGTTTGTAATTCGTACATGTTTTAATCTCCTTTACTAAATCCGATTTAACGCCTTCCATTCACTCAATGTAAAAGTGGAAATACTATGTTTCTTGGCGAACTCAAATTCGCCGTTACAACCACGACTAGACTCCCACTCTGGACACAATATTAAAATGTCACAATGTCCAAGTAGACTTAAACATATATCTAAACCTTTCTGATATTCAGAACCGGTTAGATATACATACCCAAAGTTATGAATTGGGGAAATATAGTCATGACTAGCATCATTTAAAACTAAATCTCCCATGATCACATCAATCTTTTTACGATTGCTTTCCTTGCCACCATAAGGATGAGCGACATATACTAATTTTTTCTTCATAGCATCAACCTTTCAACGTTTCAATATGTACCCAAATTCCTGTTACTGGATTCCAATACTTTTCTGTAATTTCACTACAGACTTGAGCATCATCATGCCAGTAATTCAACTTGGTCATACAGTCCTTAAATAATTTAATGAGATTATCTGTATCTGGCCGAGTAGTTTTCCAATGTGGCGTTTTACAATTAGCTTTACCGAAACACCACTTGGTAACCAATCGAATAGGTCCCTCTAATGGTTCACTAGGGACATGATCAGCTAAACCATTTAAGAATATTTGTTTAGCTTGTTTCAACTTATCGGATTCATAAAAGATAGGCTTACCATGTTGTGTATTTACCTGTTTAGTTTGATGTGTAACAGTAGGAACCTTTTTAAGAGGAATGAAAAATTCAATAATCAATAACCAATCCTCCTTTATTGAGAATTAATTGATAATAATCAATACAATTTTCAAAGCCCTTTTGTAATGTAGGGTTCAACCTAAGGGGAAGAGGTAAGAAAAGGATGATTTTAGAAATCCTTTTCCTTACCCCCTTAGCTTGAATCCACCTTACATTGGGACACAAAATAATAACAACATACACTTATATATATAAGAGCGTTTGTTGTTATTATTGTTAACCTAAATGTAATTTTATAGATTAACAATCTTCTGGTTTAAATAACTCTCCTTTATCAACATTTAAGATTGGTGTTTCTCTTAAATATCGACGAATAGTCATTTCGCTAACTTCCATAATTTCGGCTACCCGTTTAATATCTGCTCTACCGTTAAAACCATTTTCAGCAGCGGCAATATTAAAGGCATCTACCAGTTGCTCTTTTTTCTTTTCCTTAGCAGCTTTTTTGCGTTTGTTTATAACATTAGCGCCTTTTTGTTGTGGGCTATCAAATTGAGCCATTGCAAGGAAGCCGTTTGTATCCACCTTGTGAATAGGATACTCAAACCATAAATCCACCGGTTTAAACTTCGGATATTCTCGGAGTGTTCCTTCCATTCGCCATGCAGTACATTGGCTAGTATCAATAGGAGCATCTTGGAGTTTATCCTCGTTCATGTTCTCGAGTTCAAGTTCTAGTAAGTCAAGTAATGCATCTGGATCACGAGCGAATACACCAGAACCTGACGCACGGTCCATAGACCGCTTACCAGTTTGACTACCTTTTGAATGGTGATGACAATAAATAACTGCGCATTTAAGTTCAGTACATACTTTGTCAAACTGATTACAGAAATTCGCCATTTGATCAGCACTGTTTTCGTCACCAGTTATGACCTTATAGATAGGGTCAATAATGATAGCCTTGTAATTACGCTTTTGGGCTCTGCGGATAAGTTTAGGTGCCAATTGGTCCATTGGTAAGGACTTACCACGCAAATTCCATATGGATATATTCCCAATGTTGGTTGGTTGCTGTTCAAGTGCCTCATATACATCCTTAAAACGATGTAAGCATGATGCTCTATCAAGTTCTAAATTGACATATAGGACCTTGCCTTGTGTACAGTCAAATCCAAACCACGGCTTACCTTCAGCAATGGAAATGCATAATTGAATTAACGCAAATGATTTACCTGCTTTAGAAGGACCGGCAATGAGCATTTTATGTCCTTCACGAAGAATCCCTTTAATTAATGGTGGAGCTAAGTCGGGCATGTTATCCCATAATGCGTCAAGTTCTTCTGGTTCTGGTAAATCATCATTAACCGAGGAGATCCATTCTTCCCATTCCTTATAGTTTTCTTTCCCAATATTGGTTGCCATAAGGAATTGTGGTTTACCATCTCGTATAACGCCCGGCATTCTAGATAGTCGACTAGGATTACGATTCTTTTTATCTGGTTTAAAACCATTCTTTTGAGCAATGGAATATATAAAGTCAACACGCTTTCTGTATTCCTCATAGGAGTAAGCATCAACTTTAACGATGGCATGAATGGATTTACCACCACTAAATACCATGGCTGCAATTGGTAACTCTAATTGTTCAAGAATGGCTTTTTGCTTTCCGAGTGACATATTGTCAGACTCTAATAACATATACCGAAATGCAGTTACATTATCATTTTTAACCCCTTTACCATCAATTGGATTAAACCGAATCCATGCGCCCATTTCTTTGTTAAAGCTGCCAAACACATTTTCTAATTGCGTTGTGCCATTAATACCATCTATGATTTGTTGTACCGTACGGCTATAATTTCCCATCGTAGGAGACTGTTTTCCGTCTGGTAAGGAGAATGTATTAACTACATACCCAACGTATTCCTCTGGCTCAAATAACGTAGTCAGATATGTAACAATATCTTGTTTACGTTGCTCTAAAGGATAAGCTTTAGGAATATGAACATCAGATTCTTCAATCCAGTTCTTGTCAACAACTTGATATTGTTCTGGAGTTGTGGCTAATACCATGGAATCAAAATTTAATGCCTCATTATTTTCAAGCTTACGTTTTGATGTCCATCCGTTTTCTTTTGCCATTTGAGTGATCGTGGCCCCGGTAACAAGTTTTCCAGTATATCGACCAAATGATTCCCATTTAGCAGCACATTCACCATCATGGAATCGCTCTCCATCATCTGCAGACCATTCCTCCCAGACGAACATAGGGTAGCCTTCTTGATGGAGAGCAAGTCCTACGTTTAACCATTCCTCATAGGAGCATTGGGCAGGGTCTATATATTCGAGTAATTCTCGTAAATCAATTTTGCTTTCCATGTTTACTCCTTACCATTGAGGAACGAATTCTTCTACAGGTGGTTTGTATGTAGCAGGCACTACACCCTTAGGAATGCGCCAACCACTAGCACTAATACGACTAATCATCTTAGAGGCTTGGTTGTTGCTCCATGTTCCTACATTCTTAAATCCTTTATTTTCAAGGAATCTAATTTGTTTAGGGGTAGACAAGCCTTCTTCACGACGTTTTTGTAATCTATCAATGAGCATAGATGCTTTGCCTGCGTCTTCAATACTGTCACCATTGATCCCAAATTGCTCAAGTGTTTTCTTTTGACTATCCGTAATAGATGTCATTTGCCAGCCAAAGGCAGGTACATAATGAGTAAGGTCTTCAGCTTGGATAGAAAACTCGAATTGCAACGGATCAACAAGTTGCGCTTTCTTCTTACGCATAGCAGCAAGTTCTTTTGCAAGTGCCTCTTCACGTTGAGCTAATACATCAGATTCTGCATCCCTTTCACATTCTTCAAGGTCCATTCCTTTTTCTTCAAGAATTTCCGTCATACGTTTGGCCACATCATCTGACTTAGCGATTAAATGAGCAGGTCTACATAATTCGTGACGTTCTACGTGCCATAGAAAATCTAAAATTAATAGATGATCTTTACCCGGTGAAAGACGTGTACCACGTCCTATCATTTGGCAATACAAGGCACGAGACCGAGTAGGCCGTAATACAATAACACAATCAACGCTTGGGCAATCCCATCCTTCTGTGAGCAACATTGAATTACAAAGTACATTATATTTACCTTCAGCAAATGCTTGTGTAATTTCTGTACGGTCTTGGCTTTTACCGTTCACTTCTGCTGCTTTAAATCCTCGTTCATTAAGAATTTCACAAAATCGTTGACTGGTAGCAATTAACGGTAAGAACACAACGATTTTTCTATCTCTGTATTCCATTAATTTATTGGCTATTTCCTCTAAATAAGGCTCTAATACTCTACCGATATCCCCCACGGCAAAATCACCAGTTGAAATCTTAACCGATGAGATATCTAATGTGAGCGGTAATGTTTGTACCTTAATCTTAGACAAGAACCCCTCTTGAATAGCTTTAGGTAGTGTATATTCAAATGCTAAGCTTTCAAATACACGTCCTAAATTTTTCATATCTGAGCGATCTGGTGTAGCCGTAACACCTAAGACTTTGGCTTGGTCAAAGTAATTTAATATAGCCTGATAACTACTAGATACAGCATGATGTGCTTCGTCAATGATAATGACATCAAAGTACGTTTTACTGAACATCGACAATCGTTTGTCTTTGCATAATGTTTGAACAGAACCGACTATAATGCGGTCCCATTGTCCAAGACATGTATGTTCAGCCTTTTCCATTGCCGTTGTAAGTCCTGACGCACTCATAATTTTGTCAGAAGCTTGCTGCAATAGTTCTTCACGATGCGCAAGGATAAGAACACGCTTACCCCTGCGAACCGCTTCCTCCGCAACTTTGGCAAAACAGATTGTTTTGCCTGTGCCAGTCGGAAGAACCAACAATGTTTTATTAACCGTTTCCCATTCATGCCATATCGAGTCTACAGCTTGTTGTTGATACGGTCTAAGTTCCATTAGAATGCACCGTATCCATTTGCTTGAGCATTAGGGTTTGCAAAGCATTTTTTAATTTCGTTACGAGTACCATTATTACCGTCATTTTTCACATAGCCTTGCTGTGTTAGCTCACACATAGCAGATTTACCCATTAATTGGTCAGGGTCAGGATTATAGTTTTCACCTTTTTTTGCAAGTCCTACAGCCATAAATAGTTCTGTAACTTTCCAGATTGTAGATTTCGTATAGAAAAGGTTGTGAATCAATTTTGTTTTACCTTGATCACCACCATCAACTTCTAGTGTGATTTGAGCTTGTGGACAAGAAGGCAGCTTGCTACCTTCTTTTGGTTCATAGAATTTCTTTTCTATATTTGTAATAACAAAAGGATATGAACCAGCTTCAAGTAACGTATATTCACGTTCTTCCGCCAAAATGGGTTGGTCGAATGAATATACTTCTTCTGCTTTACCGAATGTTTCAAAATTGCTTTGTGTTGTCATAATAATTAATTTCCTTTCTTAATTGCTTCAACAATATTTGGCCAGAATGGGATAATCCATCCGTTAACAAATTCTGGATCATAATTTTCAAATGGTGTACCAGCTGGATACTTACCACGCGCGATTACTACTGATTGAACTTGTTCTAATGTGATACCATCTTTAACCATTAAGTCTTTTAATGGTTTAGGAATAGCCGTTTCAACTAATGGTGTTTCTGTTTGGGGTGTTGGTGGTGCCATTTGTTGCCTTTCAGCAACTTCACCAACTTGTGCTTTGGCTGCTTCTGTTACTTCCGGAGCATATCCTTTAGCAGATGCAGCAGCATTTAATTCTGTAGCCGCTGCTGTAGGTAATATGTCATCTGGAATAACATGAGCGATTTGACTATATTCAAATGGCATCATATCTGGTAATCCATGACGATTTTTAGCATCCCATGCAGGGTTATGTGTGGCATACATTAACCGTTTACCATTAGTTGCTTTCTTTTTGTTTGTTTGAGTAGTGATGATTTCGTTTTTATAATTGGCAAAGAGTACCATGTCCGCCCATTCTTTAATAAGTGGAGACGTTTGACTTCCTGTCTTTTTGCCAAGTTTCAATTCAAATCGATCATATGCGCCTAATTCATCTGGTTGCTCAAATTTCCTAATTTGAGCATGCGCCGTAAGCACAACATTCATACCTGCATTGATAACTTCATCAAGCAGATTTAAGAACCGGCCCATTTCTTCACGGACAAATACATATCCGTTACCGTAACCAAAGTCTTCAATACCAGATTTATTATGTTTAGCGCAGATATACTCAACGCATAGCTGCTCTGCCCAGTCAATCGTATCGATGACTAAAGTTCGATAAAAACCCGGCATTGTTGCAAATTCCTTAACAAATGAAATAAGCATTTGCCATGACGTAGGCTTATCTGTACGAGCCACATCTAAATGGTCTGTGCTGCCTTCTGTATCAATAAATACAGGTGATGGGAAGTGACTGGCAAAGGTTGTTTTACCAATCCCCTCCGTACCATACACAACCACCTTTTGCGCTCGTTTTCGTTTACCTGTTGTAATATTCATTAAAATTCACCCCACTCATTTTCAGGTTTAGTTTTATTAACTGGTGCTGCCACATTGCTGTATTCTTCTCCTTTGATGTGTCCATCTTCAATGATGATGGAGCATTCATCTTGGTTATTAGTTACTCGTGTAGCAATAACCTGCAAACCTTCTGTTTCAAGCCATGCGCCAAATTCCTTCATGGTATCCACATCCATTTGTTCGAGTTTATCCATAAGGACAAACCCGCATTTAGGATTTAAGGCCCGCACAATAGCCGTAGCTACTTTTAATTGCTCCGCACCTGACATGCAATCCCATTGACGATCATTGTAGATAAGGACGCCATCTTGAATGGATAATCCTGATAATGGCATTTGTACAGATTCAAGTAGTTTATTTTTATCTTCCCTGATAGTTTCAAGTTCACCAGTCAAGTTATCGTAATCTGCTTTATAATCAGCGGCTTCCTGCAATGCTCTTGCACGTTCCTGATTAGCACGGACTTTTTGATTAATGGCATCTACATTTTTGATTTGCTCCTCGAGTTCAGCCGTAGATTCATCTTCTAAATCTTTCGCTGCAGTAGTTGCAATATCATAATCTTCAGCTAATTGCGCTTGCTTAGCTTGCAGTTCTTCCAGTTTCTTTTGCGCTTCATCAACCAAGTTATTTACAGTAACCATTTGAGCTTGAATGGCCGACACGTTGTTACGTTTCTTTTGGTTTTCTGCATTCTTTAATAAGATAGCTTGTTGTTGTTGGATAAGTTCCGATGCACTGATTGGTTCAAGCGGTACATCGTCATAACCGACTAACTCTTTAGCATATTTATCCTTCTGAGTTGCAATTTGCCCTATAGAATGACGTTTTGCATATACCTCTTGGTGTTTACCTTCGAGTTTATTTAATTCGTCTTCTACGCCCAATAATTTCAAAAGTTCATTTGCTTTTTCCTTGTCACTCATTTCCATGAACTTAGGAAGGTCTAATGCTAGTTGCCCAATAAACCCATCTAAAATACGTTGACCAGATTTTTTACCTTCTGGATCTACGACTTTTAATGTGCTGCTATTACCACTACGTGTAACCACTAACCCATTAGATAACTTCACTTCTAATTTAGGTGGATTATAACTTCCATCACGTACCGCACTGGATGGTTCAAATTTTGCACCACCTAGTGTCCAAGCAATGGCATCAAGGATAGATGTTTTCCCTTGTCCATTCTTTCCACCAATAATGGTTAATCCATTAAGGGATGGTTCATATGAAACGGCTTTAACGCGTTTCACGTTTTCCAGTTCGAATGAGTTTATTTTTATAGATTCCTTCATGTATTTGCTCCTTATTCTTGAGTACCAGACAATAACAAGTAATTGGTTAATTCAGATTTAATTGAATCGGTTTCAGATTTAATAGCATCTTTAACATAACGATTCATGATTGGACAAGATAACTTGAACGATAATTTATCCCCTTCGTCTTTAGGTTTAATGATGTCTAATTGCACTTCAACTTTTTGAGTAAATTGGCTTTCATTAAGAATGACCATGTTTACGAAGATAAAGCGAGGCATCTTTAAAGTACCTTCCGCTTCTTTTACTTTGATGCTCATAACATAGTTGTCATCATCAGTTCTAGTAAAATCGCCTTCCGTTTGTGTTACGTATTTGAAGTTTCTAACAGCAATTAAAAGCTTTTCGTAATCTTCGATTTCATGTTCATGAATTCGGAGTAAATCAAGCATTTCTTTTTGCGTTAAACTTATACCAAAGATGGAATCCCATTCTTTAAACTGTTCGCTTTTTTGAAATGCGTATACAATTTTGTCTTGCGTACGATCTGTTACGGTACAGTCTGTTACGGCCACAACTTTTCTATCTGAATATGTAATAACGGATTTCTTAGGGTCGCCTTTAGCTTTTACACCTTTAACAAATGATTCAGCGCTACTAAGTTCATATCTAAATCCGTTATATTGAAATATGTCATTGGCTTCACCACGACGAATAACTAATTCACCATTTTCTGTTTGTACATTCAAATTAAATTTTTCTTCCATTGTGTTAACCTCTCTTTTCAGTAGTTGAATTAAATGTTAGGACTTCTAATTGCGGCTTTTCGTTGACATCGACTTTTACTGTGAAGTCATCCGCATAAGAACCAATAGCACGACGTGAGATAGCTGGTAATGTTGATTTAATATTGTAACCAAGTTCTACAATGGTATCGGTATCTGGAACTCGTAACATTTCAATATTGATGGTGATTTTAGCTTTCTGACCTTTTGAAATTTTTCGTAATGCATCTTTGTACATTTCTTCAAATTCAGCTTCTAATTTTCCATCACAAATATTAGTTAGATTTAGGATTTGCTGTTTTTCATTCATTTGTTTTCTCCTTTTCAAATATATTAAGTAACTCATTTAAGAGAGCCATTCCTTTTCGTTTTTCACACATATCTTTTTCGGCTTCTAAAAATGCTACAAATTGCGTAGTATTAAGATTTTTACATCCAAAGTTATGAGCAGCTGCAGCCAAAAGTGTGGTAACTTCTAGTACTCCATTATTAAATTCATCTTTATTTAAGATAAATTCCATATCATGACCGCCATCATCTTTAGGTGTTAATATGATTTCGATTTTTTTTGCATTTTTCTCCTCCATGGTATAATTATCTTAGGTATAATTTGCCTGCGCCCGTTTAGCTTGCCGGTTAGCGGGCGTTTTCTTTTTCATATGCATCAGCGAATACCCAAATAAGTCCGCCTACAATGATTTGCAATAAGAATTGAACAAACCCAATTCTATCGATTTCTAGGCTTCCCATGGATCCAATAATCCATATAAAAGCCGCCCATTTTAAAGCAGTAATCATAACTTCAACTCCTCTCCTGCTATAACCAGTAATTCACTGGTTATTTTTCTTAAAGCATTTTTGAGTTTTTTGTTTTCTTCAAGCAGGCTATCACGCTCCTTTTCTAATTTCCTGTATTGTAGTGGACTGTATTCGTCCACAATTCCCACTAATGCCTCGACTTCTTTTTTATTGAAGCGGACACCCGGAAGTCCTTTTACCTCACGGAGGATGCCACGCTCCCTAAGATTGTTGACGCTGCTTTCACTGCATTGAAGCAGTTTTGCAACGTCTTTTATTGTATAAACAACAGGATCCATTATTTTTCATCTTCATAAATAACTTTTGTATGACTACTTACTAAAGGTTGCCGTGCATCACGTTCGCTAAGGAACGCTTCATTATCACGAATAGTTACTTCACGATAATTTCCATCTTTAGTCGCCTTATTCTTTAAAAGTGCAGTGATTACTTTAATAGGCCCTTGTAAACATTCTTCAAAAGTCTGTTCAAAACTTGCGGATTCTATTGATTGTTTAGAATCCGGATATTTTTCATCCAGTGCTTCATACTGTTTAATTAATTCTGGAAGTGCCTGTGGCACAGAATCTGTTTCCATTACTCTTAACAAGTAAATTTTTAAAGCATTTTTAATTTCTTGCATAATGTGCCTCCATTTTTGCCATTCTATCTGCTTCACGACATTCTCTGATTTTGCCGTGGATAGATTTTTTATAAAGTTTGCTTGTATGCCGTTTTGCGAAATAATCTTTAATGATCTTTCGCCAATATTGTCCATACTCAGCATTACGACCAGCCCAACCGAATACAGTTGATGTGTTTCCATAGACCTTGTTGGCTACTAATAGGTCTTTTTGATTTTGTACTAGCATTACTTCTCCTTTTTAGTTTTTTAATAACGAATCTACAGAAACTTTGAAATAATCTGCGACTTTCTGCAAATTATCAACCGACGGTGAAGAAGTATTCCATCGGCGAATGGTGCTTTTTCCAAACCCCAATTCTTTTTCTAATTGAGCGATATTAGTATTTCGTTCGTTACAAAGATTTTGGATGCGTTCTAATATCATAATTCACCTCTCTTTCTTTATCTGAATATTTTCATTTACAAATAGGTGAAAATATTCTACAATGTAGGCATCAAATATTTTTCCACAAATACAAGCCTATTTTTCTGAAAATTTTCAACCTCGATATTATAATATCTGAATATTATCAGAATGTCAATAGGTTTATTTGATTATTTTCAAAAAGAGGTAGACCTATGACAATCAAGGAAAGAATAAGCATTTTGGCAAAGCATCGGAATACTACTCTACAAAAAATTGAAAGTGATTTGAACTTTGGTCGAGGGACCATATCTCGTTGGGATAAATCGTCCCCGAGCGTTGATAAATTACAACAAGTAGCCCAATACCTAAATGTATCTATAGATTATCTGCTAGGAAATGTTATATATGATAATTCTCCTGATCTATACCCATATGTAGAAGAATCAGAAACTTATTATACTGACCCTGAAGTATCTGAATATGCCAATAAACTAAAAAATAACCCCGGCATGCGTATCTTATTTGATGCTGCCGAGGACATGAGTAAGGAAGATATTGATTTTGTAGTTGATTTAATCGGTAAATTAAAGAAACGTGAGGGGAAATAAAATGAATAAGAAACAAATAGCTTTATTTATAATATTAATTATTGCGGTTTTGGCACAAGGAATTTATATTGTTACGCTCACACAAAGAGTTGATACTCTTTCTAATGCTGTTTCTAATATTTCTTTTAATAATGATTCCGACAAGTTATCTAAACGTATAGACGAGGTAGAAAGTAAAATCTCATTTTTTAATGATAATTTGCAAGCTTTGAGCGACGACGTTCAAAATAATTCAACAGATATTGATTCTATAAATCTAAAACTATCTGATATTGTTTATAAAATTAATAGTTTAGCTAGTGATGTAAGATTATATATATTGTCACGATAACTAATTCTATCAAGGGGAGGGGTATAGTTATGTCTATTAATTTGGTTTATACGCAATTAAAGAAAACGCAAACAGCAGTAGTATGTCTAAATGATGATGGCAGTCATACTATCTTTGTAAATTTAAATAAGCCATTAGATGCTCAACGAGTTAGTGTACTACACGAATTAGGACATATTAAACACGATGACTTTCATTCTAAGGAACATATCAATTTAATAGAACGGATCGCTCATGATAGAGAATTAGATGAAGATATAGATGAGGAATTCTTTTATCACGTGGTTAATAGCAAGGACGTGTAACTATGCAATGTAATATGACGGTTCGCAAAAAAGATGGCAATTACCAAATAATTGTCAGCTATAAAGACGGTATAAAATGGAGGCAAAAATCCAAACAGGGTTTTGCTACTCAAAGAGAAGCAAAGCTCTATGGGCAAAAAATTATTGAGGAATTAAAAAAGACTGTCACCAATCCACTTGATGACAGTCTAAAAGATATAACGCTTATTCAGTTTTATCAGATTTACATTCGGGAAAAGATTAATATATCCACCAATTCAGTACTGATCTACAATAATATCATGGAGAAATATTGTGAGCCCTTACATGACAGAAGAATGCGTGATATTACCCATTCCGATATTTTTACATTGATTTCTAATTTGTCAAAATCAGCGGCAAGTAAAAATTTGTGTATTGTATTACTACGTGCCGTTTTTAATTATGCTATCAATCCATATCGGTTAATTCGCAATAATCCATGTGCCGCCATTAAGAGATATCGTAAACAAAGTACACGATCAATCACAACAATTCCAATAGAAGATATGGACATGCTTTTACATAATATTGAACATAGTCACCCAACGTATTATTTGTTATGCAATATAGCAAGATATACAGGCGCGAGGTATGGTGAGATTATAGCATTACAATGGTCTGATATAGACTTTGACAATAATACTATATCAATTTCTAAGCAATGGGCACAATGTGCACGTAATAAATATGACTTTAAATTACCAAAAAGTAAAAATAGTATTCGTATAATTCCTATTCCGCCTATACTTTCTAATTTATTAAAACAGCATCAATGTAACGGATCGGATAGATTATTTCCATTTCGCACTAGTCGAAGCAGTCAATTAAATGAACTGATTCAACGGTTCCTTCCCGGAAAATCAATACATATGTTTAGACATACATACGCTACTACATTATTAGGCAATAATGTAGACATACAGACTGTTGCCAGTTTACTTGGAGATAATATAAATACGGTTATTAAAACATATATCCATTATTCAGATGAAATGAGAAAAAATGCTGCGGATAACGTGGCAAATATTTTTGGTTAATTATTTTTGACGATTATATGACGAAAATCTATAGAGCCCTATTTATCAATGTATTCTATAGCTTTATTTTATAATATATGTATTATACCATTAAAAGAGACTAAATATAATAGAAATAATAGCAC